ATCTCCATGAGGTCGGCGTTCGTGAAGGTCGTCGTCTCAAGGCGGAAATCCTCGCGGAAATCGTCGTTGAGATCCCAACCATAGGTGCCGAACCCGCCTTCATAGACATCGTAGTCGCTGACCGTGAGTGTGCGCTCGACCCGAAGCTGACCGTTTTCGGTGATGGTGTAGTCACGGCCAGTTTGATCGACGATGATGACGACATGGGCCATCAGAGTGGGATCGACCGCGATCAGGCTGCCCCCTGAGAGAATCAGCGGCGTGCCATCGGCAATCGACCGCCCGATGCCGCCCGTGTAGGGAACGCCGTCGAGCAGCACGCTGACCTGCGAGAGATCCGCGACCGCGCGGAACGGGATCAGGCGGACCGTCGGCGAGAAATACCCGTAGCGGGTGAAAGCCGGTGTCAGGGTCAGGCCCATATACTCGACGATCGTGCGCAGATGGGCCGGACCCACGGGCGCGCGCAGGCTCGTCGGGGTGGCGAGCGTCCAGGTCTGCGCGCGCACGGCCGGCAGGCTCTCGCGCACCACATGGGTCGCGGTCGCGGCGATCCCTGCATCGCTCGCGTAGACGTTGATCATCACGTCGGTGCCCGCGGTCGGGGCGGGCGTGAGCGAGATCTGGTTGCCGTTGATCGCCGCGACGCCAGTCGGCATGCGCACGCCATCCTCGATCACCTCGAAGGTGGTGCGCGGCACGTGGCGCAGCGGGTAGGATCCCTGGCCGCCATCGACCAAGACCTGCTCGACCAGGGCGGCAAGACCGGCCGTTCCGAAGGTGCTGATCATGATCGACTGCGCGCCCGCGCGCTCGACCGTCACGGTGCGGGCAAAGGCATCGACCGTATAGTCGGTGCCTTCGGCCGCACGAACGCCGTCGCGATAGACGAGAACCGCATCGTTCGCCTGGGCGAGATCTCCATAGCTCAGGGTCAGGCGGGTTGCCGTCTCCCGATGAACATCGTGATGCACCACCGACTGGATCGGCTGGCCGAGCGTCCATTCGGTTCCAACCTTGATGATGAGGTTGTCGTTGGGCGTCAGCCCCAAGAGTTCCTGGGGGTTTTCCGGGTTGTGATAGGGATCGATCAGGCCGTATGCCTTGCGCTCATCATCCGGATTGAAGACGAGAAGGGGATTCTCGCCATTCGCCAAGATGGTGTCGGCGTCCGTCGCGATGCGCACGTCGAACGGCAGCAGGTCGAACGGACGGATATCGAACTCCGACAGGTTATCGGGATCCGTCGGAATGTAGGCGTCACCGCCGCTGACCACAATGTTCGAGCCGCCAAACAGCGCCTCGGCGTTGCGGGCCACCATCGACAGTCCCGGCTCATAATAGGCCAGCATGCGCGCCAGAGCATGGGTCGCATCGCGCGGCGAGCGTTTGAGCGGATCGACGCGATCGAAGGCCAGTCCGACCGTCATCTTGCGCACCGGGCTCGCCGCGACGACACCCGCCTGACCGACCTTGGCGCCAAACACCGCATACCAGTCATCCCACGGCGCCGTCGTCGAGAGGATGATCCGGTCCACCGGATTGTTAAGATCAAGCCTACGGTATTTTTGGAGGATCTCGTCGAAGTACAGCGGCTTGTCGAAATCGGTCGCCGCCATGTCGATGGTGTCGATGTCGGGCCGCATCAGCTTGGTGTAGTCACGCGTCTTGACCCGGTACGGCTTTACCTCATCGACGTACTGGAGAAGGTTTTCCGTGTTGTCGAGGGTCAGGATTGGTGTCTGGCCGATGCTCTCGCCACCGCCCAGAACAGTCAGGAACGATGTCTTGAACGCGAACGTGACTTCGTTCTGCTGCGTATGCACAAAGTGCAGGATGGCGAAGAAGACTTCATTCAATTCTTCGTTCGTCAGCACGACCTCATACAGCCGATTGATCAGAACCTGAAGCTCCCACGCGCCATCGCGCGCCGCGAGATCGGACAGGTCCGGCAGACCTTGCGCATAGCGCACGCGGTCCGGGGCGTAGAAGGCTTCGCTCAGCGCGACGGTGGCGCGCGCGCGGGCCACAACCAGCCACTTGCTGCCATTGAACCGGGTCCAGGCCCAGCGGCCGGTGCCATCGTCCAGGAGCTTGACGAACAGGTTCGTCGGAGCCGGCCCCTCGGCAAGATCGCGTGCCTTGGCGTCCGCATAGACGACAACGGGTGCATCGGTGATCTTGGCGGTGCCGTACCAATCGACCACCTTGACGAAATCGCTGGTGGCGTAGGTCTGGGCTCCCTCATAGACGAAGCCATCCGCGTCTGCCTGCGGCAGGCTCGGAAAATAGCGCTGGATCGTCCAGAACCCATGGGCGCGGGCGTCGCTGCGAATGAGCACGCGCTCGCCGATCGCAACCGGGGCGATCGCCATGACGTCCGCGAGTTCGGTGCGGTCGGCGACGGCGAGATCATAGCCGCGCGCCACGTGCAAGATTTGGCTCGGATTGGCGCCGAGCGAGGCGGTCAGGTCGATCTCCCAGATGCTCCAGGTCGGATTGGCGACCGCATAGTTCTGGAGCAGAATCCGCGGAGCCCGCTTGAGCGGCAGCATCTCCAGGCGGTAATCCTGGTCGAACGGGCCATCATCGAAGCGGAAGCTGTCGAACGGCTTGTACCCGCAGGCGACCGCAAACGCATGCGAGACCAGGAGGGCATCGCGCTCCGCAAGCGTGTTCACGACGAAATCATACGACCCCAGCGGAGGCCGATCGAACGGCCGCCCCTCGATCCGGCTGTTGATCAGGTCGGCGAAGGCCGGCGTCGCCAGCGTGAGATTGCCGATCAGGTCGGGATCGGTGGACAGGCGGTTCGTCGCGCCAAGGATCCGGTTGACCATCGTGACGAACGTGCGGCGGGCCATGCGGCGGCCCTCGTCCCCGTTGGCAAACAGGGTCCGGCGCGGCCGGGTCGAGGTGCCGATCATCTCGGCCGGCGGTAGGTTCGGATCAGGGACGGTTTGCCGGTCGGCGTCGAACCCGACGAGCGAGTCCCGCATCACCGTCCAAAGGTTTTCCGGCGGCTTACTGCGCTGGTCGTCCGGACGCACGAGTTCGTATTCGGTGTGCACGACGCCGTCGATGGTCGGGTCGATGATCTCGAACTGGAGCGCCGTCGTCGGACCATCCACGTAGTGTTCGATCCCCCCGATCATCAAGCCATTGGCCGAGATCGGCGCAATCCAGGGGAGGTCGGCTCCGCGTGGATCGGCCAGCATGGTCGCCACTTCGAGGGCCGGCATCTGCCGCGCCGGGCAACCGACGGGAAGCGTCGCCGGGTTGCGCAGCCAGAAGTAATAGGCCGTGACGAAGGTCTTGGTCGCCTGATCGAATTCGCGTCGCGTCACATAGGTGATGTTGCTCGGGTCGAGCAGATCGGACGTCGTCGCGTCCGGAACACTCGTCGCGCGCGTCCACTCATAGATGTCCATCGACGAGCCGGGCGCCATCCGGGCCCAGTTGTTGATGCGGTAGTTGATCTCCTTGGCCTTACGGGTGAGGTCGCCATCGCTGATCACGTCCGTGAGCGGATCGAGGTAGCGAACCGTCGACAGGTTCCACCACAGCACGCCGATCTTTTCACGACCCCAGACGTCGCCCTGCGCTTCATCGTAGCGGGCCGGATCGTATTCCGTCTTATAAGTGATCTCGCGCTCGGCAAGACCCGGAATGAACCCGCTCACCGGATCGAGGACCGTGATCCCATCGACGCGCAGTTCGTTGATCTTGAGCGTCTTATCCGCGACCTCATCCCGCTGATTGTAGATCAGCGCATTGGCCAGACGGCCGGTGTCGATGCGGTTTGGTTGCGTGCGGATCAGCGTGTAGGTCTTGGCCGTCTCGTCATACAGATAGACGGCCCAGCGCCCGCTGCCGCCATTGTCCACATAGGCGTACTGACCGGCCTGCGGCGCAAACCGGCTGGCTTCCGCATCGCGGGCCGCGAGATCGGCGAAGCGCTGCGAGCGCATCAGATAGACGGACGGCGATGGATCCTGATCGGCCTCGGTGTTGAAGACCGAGTTCGGATCGAAGGCAATCGCCGAGTAGTCGTAGCCGTACGACGCCGCGGCATCGATGAGAATGGCCGTGTCCGACTCGATCTTCGTGATCACGTGGAAGCCACGCAGATCAGGCGTCGTCAGCGTCGTATCGCCGATCCCGAGGATCCCCCCGACATCGGCCGGCTTCAGGCCATGCGGCAGCGTGAAGACGATCCGCGTCTCGCCATCGAGGGTCTGATCCTCGTTCATGGTGACGAATTTCTGGACGGCCCGCGCCGCATTGTCATCCGAATTGTTCGGAACGGCGATCGTCTGCGCGAACAGAACGTCGAAGCCGTTCTGGCTCGCGTCATAGACCCAGATCCGGGACCCGCTGTTGAGAAGCTCGGTGTAGGTCGCGCTGAGCGTATCGAGATGATCGCGTGTGAAGGCCGTGTAGTCGACTTCGGTGATGCGCACGTAGCCGGGCGTGCGCAGGAAGCCCTGGCGCACCCGCACGAGCGGACCACCCGCCACCGGATCGAGATCGAACGGGGTGGTTCCGGCCGGCTCCATGTCGAAGCCGCGGATCGTCGTGAACTCCGTCGCGGGATCGGTGCGCTCCGGGAAGACGTTGAGAACGTCCGCCGGCTGGTTGATCCAGCGCGGATCGCCGGCTGGCGCGCGCAGCACCGGATCGGTCGGCCCCAGGGCCTCGCCAAACAGGATAAGCTGCGGGCTCATGCGCAGATCGTCGCGCGTGAGCGTCAGGCTGATCCGCGTCGCCCGGTTGACCGCGCCGAAGCGGCCCGCCTTGAAGGCCCACTCTTCCAGGAACTGGAGATCGGAATCCGCATCGACCCGGGTCGAGCGGGTGAGGCGATCGAGAACGCCCGGCGTGCCCTTGGCCCGGATCGCACCCTGGAAAAACTCGAACTGCGAGGTATCGCTGATCAGAAGGTTGTCCAGGTAGGGCCGTGACTCGAAGCCGATCATGTGCCGCGCATAGTCGCGCAGCGTGCGATCGTCGGTGCCTTCGACCTCATAGGCGGTGCGCAGATCCGCCGCTGCCTTCTCGAACGATGCCATCAGGGTGTCATCCATGATGACGTAGCCCGGCGCATCCCGCCGGCCGGCCCACGGTGTCGAGCGCAGGCCGTTGAGGCGCAGGCGCGGCTGGCGCAGGTTGAACAGCGGCTGATAGATCACATCGTTGAACAGCGTCCGGTTGTTCAGCACCAGAACGTGTTCGATCTCCCCGATTTTCAGACGAGCCCCATACAGATCGTTGTTTTCGGTCAGGATCTGGGTGTCTTCGTCGAGACGCGTGATAAAGGTCGACTTCGGCGGGATCGGGCGGCCGGTGCGGTCGACGAGACCATAGAAGCCATTCGTCTGATCCTCGACGTTATAGACCGTGCCGTGCTGCGAGACGAAGCGCAGCTTCGCCGCGCCGGGCGAGACCGCGATGAAGTTGCCAGGCTCCCAGTCCATTTGGGCCCAAATCAGGAATTCCCGGATCGCCTGATTCCAGTCATGCACCTCTCCGGTCACCGGATCAGTTCCGTCGAAGACGAAGCCGACCGCGACAAGGTAGCGGCCATACGCCGACAGGAAGTTCGCAACATCCTGGTAGGTGTCGAAAACCGTGTTGTAATCGACCGAGACGATCTCACCCGTCGGGATCAGCGGAACAACGACCGTCGGTGTCGTCCGGCGCAAGACGTTGGCTGCTGCTGCCCAGAATTCCGGCTCGAACTTCGGACCGGAGGTATGCGAGGCGACGGCCCGATAGGTCGACCCCTGGTATTCGACGATCCGGTTGATCGGGTAATAGGCGTTGGGCCGCCACTCATAGACCTGAGGATCGTCGGGACCGGCCTTGATCGTCATGGTCGGCCCGGTGTCTTCCCCGGGCATCGTGCAGAAGCTGTTGTGCATCGTGTCGTACCCGACGACGCGCCAGCCCGATCCCGTCCATTCGATGATCACGCCCGAGTAAAACACCTCGCGGATCGGAGGGCTCTCGTGGTAGATCACCGTGATGTCTTCCGGCGGAACGATCCCGAAATTGTCCGCAAAGACCTTCAGGTTCTGCGACTGCGTGAAGCCGCCCATCTTGTGGGCGAGTTGGGCCGACATCCCGCGCAGGGCATTTCCGAGCAGAGATGGCGCTTGCGCGCGCGAGATCATCATCTCGACGATCCACTGCTGAAGGCCGAGAACGGCGACGGGAAGCCCGTCGGATCCGGTCTCGCCGTGCACGGTGAGGCTGGCGGCGCGCGGACGGTTGTGCGTGCGCCCGGAGAACCACTGGGCGTCCTGGCGGCGCAGGTCGAGCGTCTCCCATCCGGCCTCGATATAGGCGGCCGGGCGCATCAGCGCGCCGATCTGCGCCATGGCGAACCCGAAGCTCGTGGACATCATCCAGAGGGTCTCGACCGGACCCAGGTCGCCGACCGCCCACGGCTGGGTGGCCTGCTGGTAGGTCGGGGTTGTGGTGATGATCCCGGCAGCCATCGGATCGAGCAGGTCGCCGGCCTCGTCGACCGGCAGCACGCTCATCAGGGCCGGGCGGGCGAAGCGCGCATCGATCCCCGTGCGGGCTCCCTGGCGGATCATGCCGCGCATCAGGTCGGTCCACAGCGGCGTGTTCGACCGCGTGTACGGGGCCGGGCCGTATTCGGCATCCCACCAGTCGGGCTTGTTGGCGAAGCCCAGCATCTCCCATGGCGCGAGATGCGGCCGGTCCGTATCGTAATAGAACCGGTAGATGGCGCGCCAGGATCCCGGCATCGGCGTGCCGAACCGGTCGGCCACCCCGGAAAAATTCCAAGTGAACGGATCGTTGGCGATCCATCCGGTGTTCAGGCGGTAGTCAAGCTGGTTAAGCTGGGCCCACCGCAAAAACATCGGTGCATAGATCCGGACGTATTCCTCGCGGGTGTAGCGAAGGGTCGCATCCGTCACCGTCGGGTATGTGTAGACGACCTCCTCGCCGGTATCCGTGTAGGAACCAGGAAGCGAGTCGGCACATGCGCCCGAGCCGTCCGTGCCGGACGAACAGGTCGCGCCCGGGGCGGCCACGCGGAAGCGGCCATCGCGGTGGTTCCAGAAATCGAAGGCCGGGGAGGCGTCGGTCTTGAAGGCGGCCGGAATGCTGGCGTAGATCCGGTTCTCCAAGGCAAGCAGGATCGGATCGCGCAGATCGCCGAAGAGCGGCGTGCGCGAGCCATCGTGGCCGCGCAGGAACCGCACAGGCGGCTCATAGGTGTCATCGATCTCGACACCCGGAACCACAGGGGTTGCGAGCCCGAGGCAGGCTGCCGTCGGGGGCAAGAAGAACTGACCGCCCGCCACCCGCGACAGCGCCCAGGGAAACTCGTTCGTCTTGGTCGAGGAGAGGTTGCGCAGGATCGTCTCGACCCAGGCATCCGCCCGCTCCTCGACGACGCGCTGGCCGTTGCGCAGCACCTCACCGATCTGGGCAACGAATTTTGTCCGGAAGCGGGCATATTCGGCATCGGCGAAGCGGATGGCATCGAACACGTCGAAGGTCCGATCCGAAGCCAGCAGCATCGTCTTGAGCATCGGCGAGCGGTGCTGCAAGATCGAGCGCCCCTTGGAGAGGTCACGGGCCGTGTCGCGCCAGTTGTTGTCGCGGTAGGCCGAACCCGTGAAGCCCGTCTGGCCGGACAGGATCGCCGTGTAGTGATCCAGATACTGCCCGAGGGAGATCGTTTCGACCTCTTCGTTGTCGGCGTTGGCGGTCAGGTTGAGCGGGATCGAATAAACCTTTTCGTCACTCACGCCCTGAACGGACCGCTGGTTCGTCAGATACCAGCCATTCTCGAAGATCGAACCGCGCTTGTAGAAGGCATATCCGGGGAGAGACGATCCCGACGAGGTTGCGGTCGGGCGTGTGACGAGATCGTTCTCGAAGACGATCTTGCCGCTCGCATCATACGCGAGAACCCGGTTGAGAACCGGATCGACATTCGCCGTGACCGTTCCTTTGGCAAATCCGAAAATCCGGCTGCCGGCAAACCTCGAACCCACAACGTCGCCATGCGCGACATGCTCGTCCGTGTAGAGATTGAACAGCGGGTCGCTGTTGGTCGTTCCGCGGCTCTGGGCGATCGTCCACTTCGATCCATCATAGACATACTCGATCGGAAGCGGCGAGTAGTCGAACGGCTCGACGTCGAAGCCGTACTGGTCATCGAACGGGATGAACCCGCGCATCGGCATGCGCACGATGTCGCCCGCCTGGGGAGCCTCGCCGGCCGTGAGCGCCATCACCTCGGTGGTCCGACCGTTGCGGGTCACCACGGCTTTGGCCACCGTCAGGATGCGGCCGGACAGTTCCGGGTTGGGGTTGTCGAGAACGAGAACGCGATCGCCATAGACGATCCGGCGCTGTCCATCGACCTGGAGCGTGCCCGGAGCCTTGCCGTTGGCGCTCGCCAGCGGCAGGAACGAGAAGCCGGGTGACTCGTAGCCCACGGTATCGTAGGCGAGCACGTTCCAGTCCGAGACCGGGCGGTTGTAGATCTGCGGATGGAACACGACCGGGCAGTAATAGGGGTCGCCCGTCAGAGTCGCATGGATGTCGGGCAGCCGGTTGCGCCCGTAATCGTACAGTTCGATCTCCGGCACGAACTCGATGATCGGGCGCGTGGCGCGCCGGTCGTTGAAAGTCAGGTCACTCCAGGCGAACGAGTCGCGGTGGACCCAGTAATTGTCGCGCGACCAGGGATTGATATCGCTGGAGCGGCGATCGATGGTGACATGGATCGGCCGCTTCGCATCCTGGCTCGGTTCCTCGTAGAACGGCACGAGCACGATCGACTGGCCGACGCCCTCGACGAAATACATCGTCGTGGCCTCGTTGGGATCCCACGGGTTATCCTGGTAGGACGACCCATCCGTCGCATGAACCAGGGAGGCTTCGAAGGGCAGGGTGCCGTAACCGCGGTAGAGCGAGTTGCCGTCGCTCAGCGCGATCCGCATGTTCGAGGACAACGCCGTGACGGTGAGGCTCGGAGCGATGAACGGGGTCGGATCGAAGCGCTTTGCCCCCTCGATCAGCGGTCGCAGCGAGCCGTAGCGATAGATGATGACGGAGGCATCCGCCGCAGGCGTGTAGACGAGCGCAACCCTCTCGCCCTGGCGCTCGAATTCGGCCAAGCGCGTATCGACGAAAACCATCGGCTGCTCGCGCGCAGGGTCGATGCCCGCGATCGCCGCCGGCAAGTCGAACACGAAGCTGGTTCCGTCTGCGACCACCGTGCGGGATGGCGAGGTCAGCGTGAGCGTCGGGATCAGATCCGGCGCATCGCCGAACCAGACATACTGGCTGAAGTTGCTGATCTTGTCGATGTCGATCGGCGGCGCCCAGGAGTAGAAATAGTCCGAGAACAGGCGGTTCTGGTCGCAAACCACGCCGCCGCAGGCCCGAATGTAATCGACAAGATCGTCATGCGTGAAGATGTCGTTGATGGACTGATTCGCATCGTATCGGATCAGGGTCGGCTCAAGCTGATGCGCGTGGCGGATCGCCGTGGTTTCCGTCAGATAGAAATCGCGCTCGGCCCGGGTGTAGCTTGGACGCTGACCAATGTATCCGGTGATCTTCTCCGCAGAGCCCGGCTGGAACACCTGATCCACGGTCGACCCGAAGAATTTCTTCAGCGGGTCGGTCTGGAGGACGCCAGGAAGAAGATTAATTAAACGACGCTTTGCCATCAGGAAAATCTCAGATTAGTTGGAGTATTCGAGTCAATAAGTGTAACATCATTGACCGTTGCAGTCGAAATGAAGATCTCATCCAGGCGACACCGGACCTCGAAGCCATCCCCGAATACGCCGGTCGCCGCTTCAGGCACGATGACGATCGAGCCGATCACATTGGCAAGCTGCTGATGAACATAGGCGGCAAGTTCCGTGTAGTAGAATGTCTCGCCGAAATCCCAGAATTCAGCCGAGAAATAGCGCGAGATCGCTTGAATGACCTTTGCCCTGATCTCGCCGTCCGACAGGTTCGTGTTCGGAAGCTTGACGACCTTGAACTTGGCCCGCAGATCCGAGGCCGCCCCGGAACCGAACAGGCACTTGTACTGAGCCGGCCGCCAGACGAGATCATCCGAGAACATCTTGTAGTCTTCGAGGCCGCCGAAGCTGATCCGGAGATCAAGCTCGCTGGGCGGCGCGGGCTCGTCCTTTGCGATGGCCCCCGAGGCAATCCAGGACCGGAACTGGAAATCATACTCGGACGCCAGAACAAAGACGTCGATGATGTTCGTCTTCGAGGGGTCGATCCGACGGTCGCCCGGAGCATAATGCTTCCACATGTACTTGATCGGAGCCGGAGAGACCGCATCGGCGAGCGTGCCGCCTGCGACGTACCAGCGGGCCGCGATGTTGCTGCCGCGGCCGATCGCCCAGCGATGAAGGCGGGCTTCCTCCACCTGCCAGCCATTCGCGGTCATCAGCCAAAAACTGTTCGGAGCCGTCCCGTCGATCTGGAACGCGAGAGTGCCGACCGGAACATCGAGGGCGCGCACCCGGTCGGCTTCCCGCATGTAGACCCACACGGTCTTGTTCATCGTGTAGAGACCATGGCTGCCGAGCGTCCAGAACAGGGTCGCCTGCCGCCGATCGTTCGAGATCACGCGGTAGAAGAAATCCGGATCATCCGGGTACCCGTCCTCATCGCGATCGCTCGGCACGATGCTGACGCGGGTGGGATCCTCGAAGCCGTCGGCGTACCGGATCATCGTATCGATGTTGAGATTGTAATCACGCTCCAGGGTGGCTCCGCCGAGAAGATCATCATTCAGCTTGAGAACGCGGATCAGATCGGGCGCGACCTGACCGTTCGTCGAGTCGATGCCCTTCTGGCCCCCGAAATAGAACTGGACGGCGCGCTCGCTCTCGAACACGTAGCGCATGCCCGGCGCGGTGAAACGCCAGAGCAGGCCCGACAGGTATTCCGCGTTCAGCACCTGGATGGCCGTGCCGGAGACCGGCTTGGAGCCGATCGCGGAGGCCGGCCGAATGGACCAATGCGTGGCCGGATCGGTCACATCCCAGTCGAACCAGAGCGAGAAGGAGATCCGGCTGCCGAGGCGCGCCGACACGGCCGCCAGCATCGCGTCCGGCAGCGACGAGGCGTAGCGCGGCACGATCGCGGTGATGCGCGAGCCCGAGACGACCGGCTCGGCCAGCGTGACCGGGCCGGGAAGGCCGGGCTGCACGGACAGGATCGTGGTCGAGGAGAGGTTGGCGATGGTCACCCATTTGAGCCGCGACAGCGCCTGCGGCTCGGAGAACAGAATGGTCGCACCGGCCTTGAGGATGTTGGCGGTCAGATTGAACGCGCCGGTCGACGAGTAGAGCGCCGACGAGGCTTGCGTCCAGCGAATGCCGTCAGGGATCTTGATCTGTCCGGCGCGAGTCAACTGAACGAAATAGTCGAGCACGTAATTGACCGTGCTATCCGACTTCAGCATCGGCTGGACGAATAGATCGACGATCTCGTCCGCCGTCCGATTGTCCGAAATCGGCACTTCCGCGTACTGGGCGTTGCCCTCCTTGTAGAACGCACCGTCGTCACCAAACACCGTGACATCGCGATAGTTTCCGGTCGGATCGTTGAGATCGACGAAGCGGGACTGACCCGAATAGGTGCGGGTGACGGCCTTGATCTTGGTGGCGAGGTTGGATGAGAGCGGGAAGCTGTTGTAGTCCTCGCCGCTCACCATGCGGTTCTGGGTCGCAAACACCTGCGGGGCGCGGCGGCGGATCTGCTCCTCGGTCTCGCGCGGGGCGGCGTTGGTGATCGGCTCCTGGAGCGCGAAGGTCAGGGTGAGGGTCTGCCGGACGCCCAGGCGGTTGTAATAGGGGAGGGCGAGGCGGATGTCCGTCAGTTCGGACGGCTTGACCATGTACTGCAAGCCGTTGCTCACCCGGTACCACAGCCGGATGTTGCCGACCGGAGCCGCGCCGAAGCGGCCATCGGAGAACCGGACCGAGATCTGGTCCCGATCGCGCGTCACGACGGAAAAAATGTTGCGGACCGAGGCCGGGATGGCGTTTGAGGTCACGTTGTCGGACAGGATCGTCGGCACGCTCGTCCAGTTGGTCAGAACGCCGCCCTGATCGTTGATCGTCTGGACCCAGACGTCGGTCTGGTTGATGTTGTCCACGGGGACGTCGATGAGTTGGTTCTCGACCGGGGTGACGATCTGGACCACGCTGCGCTGAAGCTGGCCCTGCTTGAAGCCCATGAAGAAGCCGGTCCGGGCCGACGCATTGCCCTGGCCATCGGCCAAGTAGAGGAAATGCATCGCGGCATCGAAATCCGGCGTCCGCTCGAAGAAGCCGATGGTCTCGCTGACATCCGAGTTGAACACCTCGAAGGGCATGCTGACGCCCGAGACGACGGCATCGAAGCCGAGCCGCTGCTCGCCGAAGCGGGCATTGAGCCGATACTGTTGGCAGCGGACATTCGCCAGCGTGGTCGACTTCAGCGGAATGCCGAACGGGTTCGTGGTCACACAGGCCGCGTTGAGGATCAGCACGAACTGATCGAACCAGTCGGCGTTGTCGGGATCGTTCCAGAGTACCGTGCGGTTCGAGAGGTTGTTGCCCAGGCTGTCCAGAACAGCCTCGTCGGTCTCGACCGCCGTGATCTTGAGGAGACCGCGGGACGGCTGATTGCGGCGCGGATTGTATGAGAGGAAGCGGGCAAGGCGCAGGATCGACTCGCGGGCCTGGGCGCTCTCCAGGAAGTTTTCGCGGCCATTGATGTCGGTCTTGTAGGCGAGCGTGCCGGCAAGCCAGGACAGCAGATCGATGACCGCAATGAACTCGCTGGATGCAATCCAGTCGGTGAAATCCTCGGCATAGTTCGTCTGGATGTACTCTCGCAGCGCCCGGTTGATCGACGGCGGATCCGACGCATTGAAGTTGATCTGCGTGAATGCGCGATAAATGACATCCCAATCCTGGGCCGTGAAAAGCTCTGATTGTCTGATCGACTGTGACATTTAGTTCCAATACAATTTGTAGGCCAGTATACTCAGGCGGTCTCGCTGAGTTCAAAATCTACGTAGAACGTATCGATGACGTTGAGACCGATGTAATCGAGTGTCAGTTCAATGCGCAGGCCGTTGTCGAGCGAAAACACCAGCGTCTGCACCAGCGTGACACGGCGGTCCGCACTCACGACCCGTTGCGCTTCCATGATGATGTCCTGGCGCAACTGCTCGGTCAGGGGATCCATCAGCCAATCCCAGATCCGGCAGCCGAAATCCGGGCGCATGACGCGCTCACCCACGTGGGTCATGAAATGGTTGAGGATGTCGCGCTTGACCAATTCGATATCGGTCTGCTGCCATGTCCGGCTGCGCTCGGCACCGATGGACGAAAACCCGCGATAGGCTTTCGGCTCGAACAAGG